GCATGTCATCCTCACGAATAGCTGACGGCGATGGTCATGCCGGTGCCGGGCGTCACCACAATACCGTAGGTCACGGGCATGTTTACAACATAAATGCCAATCGTGTTGGTGATGGTCGCCAGAAGCCTGCTTGCGGTCGCTGTGACAACGCTGGAGGCGTCATAGATGCTGCAAGTGGTAGAACCAGCCACAATAACGGAGACCACAACAATTCGCCCCGGATTGGCCGATACAACGGTTTGCACCGTCATGCCTGTGGCGTTTTTCGTGCCCGCAATCTGCAAAGACGTTTGCGATTCGTTGTTCAGCGCGATGACGATGTTTTTTGCCGTCGTCAGGATGTCGTCAAGACTGGCCATTAATACCGCCCATCAGGTTGTGAACGATAACGCATGTTTCCAATGCGCCAAAACGTGCCGGAATCGCTGCTAGACAAGGCAATTGAGACAAGACGCCCCCGCATGCGGGGGGAAACAAACGTAGTCGATTGGTTGAGAGTGAACGGCCCGTAAGTAACTGGCGTTGTGCCAGGGTAATCCGTCGCGTAAAAGGTCAAAGATACTGTCGCACTTTGGGTTCCGCCGTAATAGCCCCATTTCATATCGGGCCATACTTCATCAATAAACATTTTTAAATCGGCTTCGTTAAGCGCAAAATACCCCGTCTGAAAACTAGAAAGCATGGGGGAACTACCCGCATCAGTTGACGTCTCATGCTGGTAGATGATGAGAGAAGATGGATCAGCACCGATAGGAGGGCCAAGGACTGATTCATTAATCCAAGCAGACCTACCAAGAACTCCAAAATCCCATTGCCCAATAAGAGTGTTATACTTGGCGTAATTAGAAACTTCGCCGCCACTTGTTATTGTGGGATAATACCAAGTCACTTCCCCAAAACGAGAATTGACGGCAACGCGAATTTTATCAAGGTTTGTTGTGTCTAAAGACTGGAAAATAACGTCCCAAATTGGGCAAGGAACGGGGCTCACGCCCGAACCAGACAACGAAAAGAACTGAGATTGCCCCATCCAATAGACGGTTCCGTTAAAACTTCCTGCCGCCTTGCGGCCAATCATTCCGCAACCTGTTGATATTTCATTGAAACTATAAATATACGGTTGCCCCGTGTATTGCATTGCCCACACGGCAAGATCGGTCCAAATCAACCCCTGTTGCGGGCCTTGAATGCACCCCACAATCCGCGAACCACGGGGGAGCCGATATGACCCTGCTTGGTTTGTTGATTGGGCAATCCACTGCCCGTAGTTTTGCACATCGCACCAACGAATAAGCAGAGGGTCAGGAATGCCTGTAAACGTCGAGCCCCAGGCCACGATTTGCCGCTGCGGCATGGCGACAAAAATGCCGTCATTGACCGGGGGCGCTTGGGGAATGACCGTTGCGTAAGAACTTCCAGACGTTGGATCCCACGCAAAGATTGGGCCAGATGCCGGGTCAACCGTCACAATCTGGCCCGCCGTCGTGTAAGCCGCCGTGGTAGCATTGGCGTATGATACGCTGCCGCCAAATGCCACTTTTTGCGTTCCAGAGCCCGCGCTTCCGGCGCTTACGGCCGTGCCACCTGCGGAAGTGGCGACGGTCATCGAAGTGCCGGTGCTGGTTTTGATGTAGTAGATTGTGCCGGGCGAAAAATTGGTTGGTAGGGCGCCCGTTGTTGTGAAGGTTAAGGGCGTCCCGACAACCGTAGGGAAACCAGAGCCGGTAATTGCCGTTGATCCATTGGTGAACGTGGCGGTCAAACCCGTGACGTAAGCAAAACCGTTATACCCCGCTGGGGCTACGTTGGTGACGGTGATCACATTACCAATGGGGATAATGTAAGACCCACCATACGTCAGCGTTGCCGTTCCCGCCGAGCCTGAAGCGCCCGTGGTTGTAAGATTGACGGCCAAAGCAGGAACTGGGCAGGAGACTAAAATCTGCCCCCAATTGTCCAACGTCCAATCGTTGCAATAAATTGGAATGCCTGCTGTTGGCGTAGCCGTTGACCCATAGCCATATGCGCCTGCGCCATAGCCAAGAATGCCATAGCCTGTTCCAGCCGGAATGGCGCCCGTGCCAATGTAATAAACAAGGTTTGCGTTGCCATTATTAAGGTATGCAGACCCTGTTGATGTGGCATTCTGCGGTGCTTGAATGGTAAATACACTGCTCGATGTCACCGCCTGGACAATGTAATTCCCAAATAGGGTCACGCCAAAGCCCGCAGACCACGGTATTAACACGGCAAAAGTGCTGCCTACCGAATATCCATGATTGGGCAACGTGACGCTGATTGTGCTTTGCCCGCTGGTGGCGGCGAACGAAGGCGTCACCGCCGTTGTGCTATTTGATGTCGCGGCCAGAGGGTTGCCGAGCAAATCAATGGACAGGATGGTGTAAGGATTTCCCGCCACGCCAGTGGCGGAAATGATCGGATAAAAACCCAACAGGACAATGCCGCCAATGCTTACAGGCGTAGAAATAAACACACTGTCATAGATAGTGGCCGCAATGTTTGTGTCCGTAATCGTAACAACAGCGCTATTGATCGTCGTTGAAAAATCCGTAGCCGCATTCGCCGCCGGGTTAGTTGTAAGGGTCCGGGGCGTAATCGTGTAAAACGACCCATTGCTCATCACGTTTAAAGAAGCTTGCAGGAGCGCCGTATCAGCTTGATTGCCGGCAGCCAGATAAGTGACGGCGTTGGTGTCCTCCCATGCCCACAGGGCCCGCGTAATCGTCGCGGTTGAAGGATAAGGCGTTGATGGCGTGTTGCCGTATGCGGTCCAACCGCCAAGCTTCTGGACTAGCCCCAAGCCCGAACGATCCGGCACAAACCGAACAAGGTTGGTTGTGGAAAGAGCGGCCTCATTGAGGGCAGGCGTCTTATTCTGGTCAACGCCGGGAATAAGCTTGAAGGAATTATGAGGCATAATTTACCCCCGCGTCGGCGTTGCTGCAACCGGCGTAGAATCAGACGTCCACCCGTCCGCTTCAAATTTTTTGCGGTACTCTTCCATGGTGGCACCCTTCAGCAGCAACTGATATTGGTTCTCATAGGATTGTGCCATGGCCGGATCATCCGCCTGTCGCCCAAAGTTGCGCTGGAAGGCGCTTAGATAAATCATGCTGGCCATGATCAAAAGGTCGGGCAAGTAAGTGCTGATGAATGTAACGCCCGTGGCGGCCAAGGCAGGTGTGGCTTTGGCATACAGCGTTTGCATTCGAACAGTTCCGGTCAACACTACAGGGTAGTTTTGATCGGGCCAGGGGCCCACAATGAATGTTTGCGTGGTCGAACCAAACGTAGCCAAATCGCCGCCATAAGGGGCGAAATACATAGGCACCGTGGCGCCCGCCACCGAACCGTAAACGTTTTGCAAAAACTCTTTGCTAGACGGCAAAAGCGGAGTTGAAACGCCCCCGGCCGTAACTTGGAATGTTTGCAACGTGACAAAATCATTAACGTCAATGGCCAGTTTGTTTGAGTTTGCCGTCAAAGCGTAAGTGCTGTTTTCAACTTGAGACTGGAGCAGGTCCATGTCCCTTTGAATCCGCAATTCCGCATAGTTCAACATCTGTGGGATGATGGCATTGAACGAGGCATCAACGCCCACAACGACGCCGCTAGTGGTCGTTGTGTTCACAACGGCCATGGTCGCCACCTGCGTGACGTATCCATTATAAGTAAGCGGAGTCGTGGACGGGTTGGTCATCGGTTTACCTCAAGTAGCTTGATAGTATCACTTGTCTGCCTTCTTGTCGTTTAGCTTGTCCAACTTGTCGAATATTTTATCGCATAGTTCTTTGATCTCCGTTAGGCTCTTGGAGAAATCTTCTTTTTTGACGTAGCTGGTTGGAAGATTGATTTCAATCTCCCGCATGTCGCGTTGCAGTTCTTTGATTGCGCCCCAAAGTTCTCGGCCAAACCACCCCAAGACGGTTAGGACGGCACCAGCGACAATGTTGATGATGGTCTGCGCGTCCATGGTCGGTTCCTGGGCTAAAAGAGAAGAAAGAAATTGGAAGTGTTGGTTGCGGGCGTGTAGGTGAAGACAATAATGCCCTGACCGCCGGTGCCGCCACCACTTGTTTGCCTACCGCCCGCACCGCCGTAATTTCCTCCGTTAGCGGGAGCCGTTGCAGAGCTAGATGCTCCGCTACCGCCACCGCCTGGGCCGGCAACGGCACCATTGGACGTTTGAGTCCAAATGTTTCCAGTGCCACCATTGCCGCCCGTTCTGAACGAACCCGTTGAGAACTGCCCACCGCCGCCAGAGTTAAGGCCCCCGTTTCCGGCTGCCGCAGAAGCTGTGCCGCCAGAGCCTCCGTTGGGGCCTCCACCTGTTCCACCCGCTGTGCTTGTCGCATCC